AAGATGTACCTGACTACCGACTAGTGATCTACCAAACAGAAAAAGGCATATATTGTCTAGATGTTAATGAGCTAGAAGTGCAAATACAGAACCTAGCTTTATTCGAGGACGACCTCGAAGCGATACTTGAATCAGGCGAGATTGTCAACCCATATAGCGGAAAACCTCTGGAAGAGAAATTTCTCAGGGACTTGGTGCGAAAGTTCGACAACATCGACTGGTTAGGAGACAGGAGCGAAAAGAAGACGAAGAAGGTGAAAAGAGATGAAGATGAAGATGACATGCCCCCACCACCTCCACCTGAGGAGATGTTGGCTCCGGGATTGATGGACATGGTCCTGAACAACATTGCCGAGTGTAAGAAAGAGTTGGATGAAGACCACTTAGACGACGAAGATAGGTGTCCGGCTATGGATCGGACTGACGACGATGAGGAGAGTGATGAGGAGAGTGATGAGGAGAGTGAGGAGGAGAGTGATGAGGAGAGTGATGAGGAGAGTGATGAGGAGGTGGGGCCTCCAGAGCTTTCTCCTCAAGGGGCAAAAGTGTGCGATACGTGTGGTAGCAGGGTGAGCACAGAGTCATCATACAACACGATAAAATACAGTAAAGGGGGATACACCCCGGCCCACTTTTGTGGAAGGAAGTGTGCCGAAGAAGCTAAATTCAAACAGAAAAAGGGGAAGAAGAAAGGAGGTCGCAACGGGACCAAGGAACGTGCCAAAAGATAAATTTATGAGGGTAACAGCTGTTAAATCATTTAAACTACAAAGTTACAACTGTCCGAGGGACCTTGTCACCTACATCCACACACATGCCTTCGGAATCTGTCTTGTTGCATACACACAAGTCATACTTGGCTACGTTCCCTATACCGAATATCATCTTATTCGGATATGGTTTAGCACAACCGGTACTTGGGTGCACACACGTTATTTCGGGATAGAACTTTATCGCCAGAGGTGCATGGTCGCTTGGAACTTTCCTACCAACAACCCCAATATCTTTGTACACTTGCACGCTCTCTATGCAAGGGAGTAGATTATCGCTCACGACGAAGTAGTCTATCCTCCACCCGTTGTTACTACCACGAAAGTGGATCTTTGTTCGATCCCAGTAAGTGAACCCATACTGGTCAGGATAGAGCACGCGGTAAGAGTCGTTAAATCCGCTTGCTAGTATTCTGTCCAGACCTGCTCTCTCCTCGAGACGTAGACCGGCACTGCTACCGTATTTTAGAGTCTTCTCTGCAGCTTTGTAGCGCTTTTCTAATGTCTTAATCCTATTAGGCTGGTTCTTCTCGGCCTTCTCCGCAGCGATCTTTTCCTTTGTCATTTCTCCATTGTGGATATCCTGAAGCCCTCTGGCAACGTTCATATCTCCGCACCATATCACTGTACCTACTTCTTCCTCTAGTTTTACCAAGTATTTACTCAGGGCCAAGTCCCAAGCCTTACGAAGGCCAATATAGTGATCGTAGGTTTTCTTCCTTGCCTCACCGTCCTTGACTTTATCCCAACTCCCTATTGGCTTCTGTCCGGCACGCAGAGTGTTTGGAGTGTAAGTGTTAACCACTACATACCCTGGATAAAACGCGGTGAGGATACGGCCTTCTTTCTGGAGTTCGGGAGGAGCTCCTGGTAACTCTGTGCTCACAGAGACAGGCTTTTCCCGTGACCAGATAGCCACTCCTGAGTACCCTTTCCTCGCCGTGGAAGAGTTCCAGTAGGTGTGAAATCCGACGATATTGAAACAGGAGACATGACTGGGTTGGAGCTTAGTCTCTTGCAGACATATAATATCAGGATTGGTCTTAGTTATCAGCTGACCCATGGGGGAGCTTGGAAGGATCTCTCTATTATCCTTGCACTTAGAATCTTTATGATCTACTATGCGAGCTCTGAGTGAATCAATGTTCCATGAGACAATAGTCTTTCCTGCTGTTGGGGCTCTGGTGACATCGAGAATATATCTCGCTAGTGGCGCTCTATCCGAACCAGAAGGAACACACGAGGCTAGTAGTGCGAAGTAACTGCGCACTTGCAGCGTGACTGTCATAAGGATTTCTTGTACTCTTTGCTTCGACTTTGCAGCCACTAATTTCTTGCATATATCCTTCAATTCTGAACTCATTTTGTTATATACTTTATTTTTCTGAAGTTGAATTATCCAGAGAGGATTTCTATCATTAACAAAGATGTCCAACGGAACAATCAAGGAGGATATGAATATTAACACAAACCACACCCATACCGGGTGTGGTTTCCTTACGTCTCAGCTATACAAAAAAAGTTGATCTAAATTCCAAGTCAGACATGTAGTTACTACTCTTCATCATCACTGTCGTACACTGGATCATCTAGCCACTCTAACTCTAGTGGTGTTAATTTCCTGCGTTTCATCGTTGCCATCAGGTAGTCGTACAGATTGTCGTCAGTTACGATATTTTCGCCGCCTCCCGTATAGTATCCAGCGTGCTTAGCGGCTATTTTCCATTGTTCCACTTGTGCCTTCTTATACGCCAACCTCTTCTTGGCTTTTTCCTCCTTAAACTCTGCGACGACCCTTTTAACTCCGCCTAGATCAATAGAGATGTCGAGAGGTATCTTATACGTGGCTATAGCTCTGGTAGGAATCACAACCTTCCTTAGGTCCCCGGAAGACATATGTAGCTCAATCTCACTGTCCACAGTTTTCAAGAAGAGAGTTCGGTCTTGAGCTATGTCGTCCACTCTCATGCCAACTCGGAGGAATAGAACCGCTAAATTCCTATAGTATAACGCTAAAGAAGCTCCTCGAGGCACCGCAACAATAATCTTCTCCCTCGTCTTCAGCCCAGGAAGTGCTTGAGGCCAAGTTGAAGTTGTATACTCCATCTTGGTTCGTGGGAAACTTCCGTCATCTGGAACGAAAGATCGACTAATCCTATAAGGAAAAGTATTTTCTCGACGACTCCATGGATTTTGCCTGTCAGGTGGGGCCCAACCTAGATATTCCTCGGGCAACACAAGATAATATTTGGAGTTGAGACCATAAGGCCTCGGTGGCATCGCAGAATGATTGATAAAGGGAGGAGTAAGTTCCGCCCACCCCACTAATAGGTCGTCTCGCGCGACTCGATCGAAATTCTCGCCGTAGGTGCGCCACCTAAAACGGCCACGCGCATTTGTAGCTTCGGGTCTGGTTATGTGAACGCCCGACTTTGAAATAGAGAATTTGCCAGCATTGTTTACATAGATGCCATATTCTGAAGCTACTCTTTGTGAACCCGCGGGCCATATATTGAGATCTTTCTCACCCCAGCCAGTCGAACGCAGCCGCTCGCTCGCCGCGCGCCGCCGCCAGGGAGCTATTATCACAGATTCTTTCTTCAAAAAAGAGTGTGGAGAAATCCACTTCCCGGAATCATCCTTCCACCTGCTTCCGTCCCGGGCTGCAAGCAAATCGATGGTGGATGAAGTAGGTAATACCTGTGTAGAGCTGATATTGGATTTATTCAAGAGTTCCTCCGGATTATGGTACATGAGCCAACTTTCCAATTCCGGCTCATACTTCTTTCTATTGGCCAAAACACATGCAATTCTCTCTAAGTCACGCTTTTTTCCTGCTGGCCACTGCGGTATACTAAATCTAAGAGATAATTCGCGATCCATGATACATCTAGATGCTCTGGGGATCTCTTCGGTCTTCTTCTCTATTCTCTCGTAGTTCTCATCGGTCGGTTCTACGAGACCCTCCCCGCTACCCGCTAAAGAACCCAAGTTATATCTTATCGTGTTAAGCTCTTGGAGAGGAGGGTTTACGATGCTCTCTTTCTCTGCTAGTTTTTCTTCCAGTAACCGCCCATTCTCCACCACTGTGTGCAACTCCTCGATGATCTGTACAGTTTTTAGGTTGGCCTTCACACCGTACTTCTTTGCTTCAGCCTGCAACTCCTTTCTTGATACGCCTTTTGTTTCGGACTCGAACAGGAACTTGCGAAGTTTGTGGTACTGATTACCAGGTTTTCCTTGTTTGAAGGTGTTGACCGATGCTCTCATAAGGTCTCCCAACGAGAGATTCCCTATATCGGGTTGCCACGGTGCATTCCTCTTCGCCTCATCAATGACGCCCTGTCCCGAAAAGAAGTCTAAGTATGCTTCGGGTATCTTCCCCCATTCACCAAACAAATCTCGGACGGTCCACATCTTTCCTCGTTTTTTCATAATATCGACTCGCTGTCCTTTTCGTAACTTCAATCTTGGCCTCCGCGTTGAATCGGGAGGCTCAAACCACTGGCACAGGAAGTCAGTATTCACGACGCCTTCCAACTTATCACGAAGTCTGGCCATTTTCCACGCGATATAGTAATCGTACGAGGCTCTGGCTTCCATCGCAACCTCAATCTGGGCCTGTGCACTTTTACTCAGTACTCCCCCAGTACCCAACCGAATCAGGTATCGCGGTATGCAATACCCCGGGGTACTCCACGCGTTACTAAACTCCTGGATGTTGAAGAAAGTTCTGAGCGGGAACCCCATTGCGAACACTCTTCTCCAGAACGCAGTAAGGAGGTTCTGAGCTCTCGCACCGATCAGCATAGCCGTTTTCGGACCTTTTGTATCTAGGAGGCTCCTGGTAAGCTTCTCAGGCCACCTAGCATCCAATAGAACATGGATATCAAAATCTTGAGTGGTGAGAGATAATCTGAACGTCACAGATGAGACGGCATCTGACACTGCATCTCTAAACAATGGGCCAGGATCCTTTGGCCATAACGCGCCATTAGGAACGTACGGTAACTTGCGTGGGACAAACATATCTTGTCCCAGCCAGACTCTTTTAAGAGACTGGGCTAGATACGCATTGAGCTCAGGAGGAAGAGATCTATCGGCGAAGTAGCCACTCTTGGTGACTCTCTGTCTCTGACCTAGTAACTTGAGTCCCCAAAGAAGCTGAGGCTTGTTGAGAGGCTTAGACACATTACACTCAGCCTCACACTTTCTAGCAGTCGTGCACGGAACACTGGCCAGAGATGTCTTCTTGTATACTTTCGGATAATGTTCCTTGATATTGAGATACCCATCTTCGCATTTGGATGTGGTCTGACACCCTAGTGACTTGTCCCAAAAGGCGCAAAAAGTGTCCTCAGAGGAGGAAGTCTTATAGATATATTGTATAGCTCGCTTATATACGGCGTTCTGGGAATAACCTCGTAGACCAGAAGGAACCTTTAGGGCAGCTTTCTCGCTAGTTGTACTGTCAACAGCTTTCAGGGCAAGATCCCATACTCCCCTTTCCTTGAATATTTCGATCTCGGTCTTATTTGTCTTTTTAGGTTGGGGTTTTGGAGGTGTCGGAACCTTTCCGCCAAGTTCCTTAAGCTTACTGAAACCGCTTTTATTAGTATAGACCATTCCGTCGATATTAAAGTACAAGTACAACCCTAGCCGATGCCTACCGTCCTCGATGTCAAAGAGACCACTACTTGGGTTATATACTATCTTTGGTATTTCGACAGTACCTTTATCGAGTAGATACTTGATATAAGACGTCTCATTCTTGCCGTATGTAATATCTTGGTCTCCTGACTTATGAGCGTGGAAGTAAACACCGCCTAGGAGCCATGCCAATAAATCTGTACTGTCCCTGTTATATAATTTGGTGTGTGCTAAAGCTGTATCGTCCGTCCCCATAAACTTCACCAGCTTTTTAATATCGACATTTATCATTTTGTCGGTGTCTCCCAGCGTCTTAGGGCGTCTGTACTTAATATGTGAAACTATGCTAAACGTCACAGGGGGAGAATCCAGAGTCCTGTTACTCCTCGCAGCGTCCTGAAGTATTTCCCCATACTCTATATATTGCTGTTCGGTGAGCGGTTCGTCCTTGTCTATCTTACCAGTTACATAGTATTCTATCACCTTTTTCACCGTTTCTACATCCCCTAGACTTTTCTTCTGAGCTACTTGTGCTATACGATACATGTCTTCGCGCATTGACTCTGATAACTCAAAGAAACTATCTCTACGATAATCTGTACAAAATTTGCGAAGCTCGGACATTTATTACTATGCATAATAAATGAATATTCTAGAAACTAGACTTCTAGCGAACTCACAAGCTAAGCAGTTCCGATCGCCGTGATTGTTAAAGAAGGTAAGGTTACCGTACCATTATACGTTGTCGCATCGCCATCCCAGTAGTAAAGGTCATGAAGATCAATCTGCCAAGATGTATCGTCTTTGAATACCCGTGCTTCGATTTTCATCCCTCGATCTGAAGTCCAATCTTTTACTTTACAGTCGGCAATTGATGTACTATCTGTTGCTGACAAGCTGTCATCGACTTGGATGACATATCGCAGTTGGAGGGGCAGACCGTATATTCCACTGCTAATACCAAGAGTACACCGGCATTGGGTCACTTCTTGATAAGTAGACGTGTCATCCTCAATCAGAAATCTTAAGTGAATGATGCTATAGTTTACCTCTCGAGAACAGTGGAAATTGAACTGATAAATAACCTGTTTAGTACCAGATGGGGGAGTATAAGTGAAATCAGAACCTGTCACTGTAGAAAAGGTCTCGCTATTGACTGTACATATTGCAGTAACGTCTGGCAATGTGATGGTACCGCTATCCGATACGACCGTTCGGCCATCACATTGCCCAGCAATCATCTCAAGGACTTGAAGTTTCTTCGGTGGAGTGGGCGATACCCATTGAAGAGCTCCTGATATGCTTGCGATGTACTGACCCTCACTGCCGATTGAGTTCGGCAGAGCGATTGTTGTCGAATAGGCGGCGTTTGGATCAACTAAAGAAATATGTAAAACTGTCCATCTCTCAGTGATAGCTAAGGTGTTTATACGTGATCCAGAGAGATAGAAATATCCACCAAAAGTTAATATATTTTCATTAGTTTCTGTCCAGGTAGTTCCATTTCCAGAGAACCACATCTGAACAGTACCTCCAGGATCAGAGAAGGTTACGGCATTAGAGTCTGTTGGGTTCCACCTCAGAGAATCAGTTCCCCACTCTCCTATATCTACTAAGGCAGCTACCTTAGTATTATAAACAAAACTAGGCGCTTCTGCTCCTCCGTTGACTGTCCATCGCGTGTTTCCATCAGTGCTTCGGAGCGTCTGCGTTAGCCCAACTAGATCGGCTCTGATGTTGGGCTGCCCGGTCATAGTGGCCTCTAAAATGGTGTCGGTGAGCGCTAACCCCGAGATCATCGGGTTTGAGTTGGTTCCTTCGGCAAGTGCGCGAATTCTCCCATTATTGTCTACTTGAATCTGTGGGTTATCGTATATCCCTCCCGAAGGTGCTATACCTGATGTCGGTGCTACAGGTATGACAATGGGAATTGGGGTGGTCACTACTACGCCGGTATAAGTACTGTTTCCTATACCAGACATATTTTATTGCTAATGAGGAAAAATTATTTAAAATATTATACAGGTCCACGAGCTTAAAAGAATATATTATCTACAACTTAAACCATCAAATAAGCAATAAGATAGGAAGAAGGCCTTCACCATTGAGATGACCTATAATGATTTCTTAGATAGCTTAATTAGACAAGAGTTGATGATCCCTTACTGATGAGCTTGATAATCTTATTACAAAATTCATTCTCTCGGCCTTGAGCATACTTAGCTATAGCCACGGCTGCCTCCATGAAATCATAAGTCTCTCTGTCTTGTTCCGACCAAACATCCGATAGTTTATCTTCATGTTCCAAGCTCAAATTAAAACTACGATCTTTGAGGGACTTACAAAGTTTTATCATCATCTTCCTAAATCCAACATCTTCGATAATATCTCCGTCATTATTCTTGTACTTGATCTTGTTTCGGGATGTATCCACACATACAATCTTATCTTTGAAGGGAAATTCCAAGGCAAATTCTGCATATCCCTCAGCTCCTTTAGCATGGTGCTCCAATGTGAGCATAGGAACAGAGCTCTCGATATCTTCAACTGTTAGAGGTGGCATGTTCTTGATGAAATTATTAACGTTCATGGTCTTGTTACTAATGGTAGGTCTCTTAACAGCAGTCAAAGATAATTTCTCGTAACTTTCTTGTATTTGTTTCTTATCTTCTCTCAACATCTCAATCTCTTTCTTCAGAAGTAAATTCTCCTCCTTTAATTTATCAAGTTGGTCCTTATATGTAGACAAATCTTTTTTTTTACAGCCAAGAAGGTGCCTTCTTAACTCATAAGCTCCATAAAATCCTTTATCACATGCTTGACATATATGATCTTTTTTTTGTTGAACTCCTTGAATAGCCAGACAGTATTTAGCTTTCTTCTGGTGAGCATTCAAATTGGATTTATTTGTAAATACATTCGCACAAAATTCGCACTGCATAATTTATAATAAACAAATTAAAGCTTTAAATCTCTAATGCGCATTTTTTGTGTATTATTTTTGCGAAATGCTGCGAATTTTTGCGAAATACTGCGAATCAATTTAAACTGTTATGCCTTGATTTTTTGATTTTACGTTCATGCCACAAATATTGTGTGTTGAGGGTATATTATATTACCAAAGGCTCCAAAATTGTAACAAAGTATCTCCTCCGGAAAGTATCTCCTCCGGAAAGTATTGACGATAAATACTTTTTCTATAAATTTTCTAAAATTATTATATTTTTGTAGCCATGAAAGTTGTAGCTTTCCTAACTTAAAATTTCATTTTTTAATAGATAAATGGGTAGTTGTACTGCTAAAAAAACGCCTCCGTTGGCCAGTAGAGATAAGTTGTCCTCACGTGTCCACGGTGGATTTGACCCTAGAGCTCCTTTGACCATCATTAAAGAAGAAGACCCTAGAGCTCCTTTGACCATCATTAAAGAAGAAGAACCTAGTGACCTCGCTCTGGAGAAGAGACTGGACGAAATGATAGCTGAGATCGAGAAAGACGAGATGTTATTCTCGATGTGGCACCGCGAGGTAGCGAGAAGAATTGATCGGGGGTTATTTCATACTGATAGTGGAAAATAACGCACCTGTATGTTAATGAGATGGGAGAACTCTCCGGTCTATCTCTGAACCGGGAAGCCAACAGGAATTGACGTCTTCGGTGATACGGTACTATGGCTCACGGAAGGATCTTCGATATTTCAAAAAAAAATAAGTTGTTTCTATTTAAATGGCTGATTTAAAAGAGAGTTTTTTGCTCGAAATACAAAGCAATAAATCTAGACAGATGTCTATGATTTTAGCCCGAGGTTATCTACGTATAGAAAGGTATCAGCAAGCTCGGATAGCGATGATACGAAGAAGTCTCGAGTCTAGACGCGACTGTTACCCATACACCCCAGTGGCAGGACAGATAAGGAAGCGCATTGGTTTGATGAGAGGCATGCTCGTTGAATAGAATGTCGTTGACATATAAAATGAACAGGAATATTTATTACGAAGGGAGCGGGAAAGCCCACGGATTTATCCGTGGGATGAAAGCGACCCAATACAATTTAAATTAATTGGCAAAGAAAAACAAAGCAGACATAGCAGTAGAGGATTTAACTGGAATCAGAAAACCTAAGCGTAAGGGTAAAGCTCTTAACAGATCCATTCACTCTTGGTGCTTC